TCTGCGTCAACGAGAGAGCTGTAACGTCCACACAAATACTGATATTGCGCAAAATCCTTGGTACCAGCCAAGATTGTATCTTTTACGCTTTCTTTTTGTGCCTCAATTTCGTTTAAAAATTTTTGGCTAATCCAAACAACCGACACTTAATAAATGCCAGAAAACTTGCCACCGAATTCAGCAGCGCCCATACCTCTACTTTTACCTTTACCCATTCCTGGCTTTGGCTTTGTATCGGCAACAAAAGTTCCTGCATCTGTTTTAAGAGGTACAGAACCTTTATTACTGTAAGGATTTTTATTTTTCATTACAGTTGGAGTTTTTTGTTGTTTGATATCAGTTCTTTTTATCATGCTGTTTATTATCTTGGTTAAATAAATTATTTGCAAGTTTTTATTTTCCTTGCCCTCTATATTTTTTTCGTGTGTTCTTTTTATTTGTGCCAGCTCCACCGCTTAACTTACTGTTACCGATAGAAGTTTTTTTCTTGACGTGATTAACTTGTTGTTTGATCCAGCTTTTCGGCATCTCTTTTTTTCAATTCTCTTTCTTGCATCAAAACTTTTAATTCATGCCAACGATAAAATTTTTTGTTGACATGATCCCAGAACAAACCTTTATTTGTTTTTGTTTTCTGCATCCATTAATTTAAATCTTGCTTGCTGTTGCAGTCTTGCAATCGCAGTATCATTTCTCATATCAGCTATATCTTCTTGGGCATCAATTCTTTCACGATCAACATTAATTCTTTGTTGAGCTTCTGCAGCTTTTCTTTGTTCTTCTGCAATAAATTGTTGTTGCTCCATAGATAGCTCTTGTCCTTTCAGAGCAAGTTCTTGTTTTCTAATTGATACTAAAGGATCTTCGTCTTCAGGTGATCCAATTTTTTGATTGTATTCTACTAACAACTCAGCAAGTATTGGTGCTGAGAATTGAGCAAGTATATCTCCTGCTTGCAAAGAAAGATTTTGTGCTTCTTCTGGAGATGCTTGTTGTGCCTGTTGTTGCAACTGTTGGAACTGTTGTAAAACCTCGGGTGGCATTTGCTGTTCACCAAGTATGTCTGCCTTCATTTGTAGATGCTGCATGATATGTGAATGTATCAAAGCTTGAACCTGAGCATTCATTTGGACAGGTGGTGTATTTAACAAAGACATATGTACTGCAATATGCGCATCATGATTTTGTTGTGGAAATGCCTGAGCAGGATTACCTAATAATAATTGATTGTTTTCAAAACCAGCTTCCATTGGTAGAGGTTCTGTAGGTGGTGTTAATATCTGGTCAATATTATCTACACCTATCGCTGCATACATTCTTTTGTAAGCTTCGTAAGTACCGTTAGGTCCATGAACTTGCGGATTAGATTGAACCAAGGCCATCATTTCTTGAGCCATAGCTATTCTTTGTGATTGACTAAATATATCTGGATTTGATATAGGGAAGATATCTACCTTTTGATCGAAGTCTGATAGTTTTATTGAAGTTTCATTATTTGCTATTGCATAAGGATATTCTGGCGGTAGATATTCTTGAAATACATCAGCCAGTAACCTAAATTCTTTTTTCTGCGAGTTATGTAATCTTTTGTGTATTGCAGATAAAACTTTTGTAGATCTTTCTAATAAAGCTAATGTTGTGCCGACAGGTGCATTTGGATTACCTTGGCCTGTATTTATTTCTGCTATTGATGCAAATCTTTGACCAGAATCAACCAAGATATTAAGTAAGCTAAGTAATGTACCACTTGGTTCTTTGAACGGTAACGGTTGTATTGAATCTCTCAATGATCCACCAGGGGCATCAACATCTCTAAACTCTCCTGGTTGTATAGGTGTATCTTCATCTCTGATTCTGATACCTCTAGTTTTAAAACCAGCAGGTAAGTTTGCTAAAGTTCCAGCGTCAATCAGCTGTCTCATAATTGATGTAGAAGCTTTTGATAAACCACCAATCATATGAGTTAAACCGAAACCGTAGAATCCTAATCCAGGTAAGAATTTAAAATGAACAAAGTATTCAATTTTATTTTTCAACTCATCATCTTCTCTGTAGTTTCTTCTTACAGATAAAACTTCATTAGAATTAGCATCTATAGTGACTATGTAAGGTAACTTGATTCCTGTAAGTTCTCCGTTTTCATCTACATCTTCGAAGCCGTCTAGTTCTAAATTACAATGAACTTCGTAAAGTACAGATACTTCACCGTCATCATAAGAAGGCTCCATACCTGAAAGCTTTTCTATTTCTTCTTTAACACCAGAATAATTTTCTGCGTCATCACCAGTTCCAATATCTATTTTTCTATAGAATCCTAACGCTTGTAATTTTCTAACCTCGTTCTCTGATATCTTTACAACATTTGTAATTCTAGGACATGACTCTAAGTCAGTTGTAAAATAAGGAACAATTAAATCTTCTGGAGCAACAAACTTAGATACTGCTCTGCCTAAATTTTCATCATAATAAACTTTTTTGAATGCCGAACCTGCTAGCGGTAAGTAAAATAATAGTTGATCTAATTCTTCATCAAACTCTTCCATAACATGAGTTATCTGATAGTTCATAAATTCTTTAACACGTTGAGCTTGTTCCTCAGCTAAAGAATCATATGCACCTATAACTTGTGTTTTTACTGGACCACCTGAGGGTAAAAGTTCTTTGTATGCTTGAGCTTGGAAGGTTGTTACAGCTTCACCTAATAATGGATGTATTACACCTGAAGCACCCTCAAAAGGCTCAGATCTTTCGGCATCAAACCGCATCCCTAAATATTCTAAGCCGTCTTTGTAAGTTTTTTCCCAATCTTCTCTAGAGGCTTTATCTTTTTCAATACCAGCAATTAATTCATTTGATATGTTTGCTAATTGTTGGTCATCTAAAACTTCGGCTAGATTTTCATCAAAACCTGTTTCTATTTCTTCAGTCATGGTTTCGCCTAAAATAGCGCTACCATCTTCTTGCATTTCAAAGCCCTCGGTTCCTGATTCCATAATTGCTTCGATAGCAACTTTCATGTTTTCTTGACCAAGCGGAACTTGATTTTCTTCGTTTAAAACCGTTGGATTTATGTCTTTTTCAATTGCCATTAGTGTAATACTCTTTCTTTTTCTTCGTAAACAGGAGGGGATACAAATGCATCAACCAAGGTTCCAACAATTTTGATGTTACAGCGTTTTGCTTGCTCTTCTGCCTGTTCCCAAGTTCGGGATATTATGTAGGGTCCACAATATACTTTGCCATCTTCTTCGTATTCAGTAAGAAATATTAACATCATTTTAATAGTATACCCTCTTTACAGGTGCTTTCTCTCTATCTTCATAATCGTCATCAAGAGAAACTAAACCACCCTCTCTAAATCTCATTAGAGCTTGAGTCATAGTATCGCATAGGTCATCATTTTTACCAAAAGGAAATGAAGCACATTCCTCAATCATCTCTTCAGCAAACTTTTTAGGTGGTGCATACACTAACCCTGACTCAAAAATAGGTGCAACTGAATGCATTCTTGTAGATTTATCATGACCTCTTGTTGGTGAATAATTAACCACAGGTATGCCTAATCTTCTAAGTTCGTGTGTTAAAGGTGTTCCTGATGCTTTCGCTTCAATCAATACCATATCAGGATCCCAATATTGATATTCTTCGTAAGCCACTCTTTTTAGTTCTGGGAAATCCCAACGGTCTTTTTGCGCATCTAATAAGATAATGCAGTCAGGAGAATCGGGTGTAGGTTTAAATACACCCCACGTTGAGATTGCTGAATAGTCTGCTGTTTCTTTTTTACTAAAAGCCGTATCGTAACTTTGAATGATGTAACTAACTGGTGGTAAGGCTTCGCTCTCCCATTCATTCCACCATTCTCTTTTTACAATAGATCCTTCTTCAGAGGTAGGTGTTTGCATCCATTGCGCGTTCCATTTCTGCACAGGCAAAGATGCTTTTACCTTTTCTAATTCTTCTAGAGACCAGAATCCAGGCCATAAAGGATTGTTAGTATCAGGGAATATCGCTGGAAACTCAACCACTTCCCATTGATCTGCCGAAGTTTCTTTTTGTGCGTCTAACAATTTAGCCGTTAAATCAATTGAACTCCAACGCGTCATCACTAGAATGATGGCTCCGCCAGGTTGCAAACGCTGTCTAGGTCCAGATGTGTACCACTCCCAACAGGCTTCCATAGCCGTTGGACTCAAGGCATCTTGTTCTGAATGTGGATCATCAATAATTAATAAATCAGCACCACGACCTGTAAT